ATGAGATTGCAGCTTCACTGCTAGCTCCTAGTGATTGGATCATTATTAAAGCAAAAGAAACCGGTAGTCATATTCCAACTTCTTGGAAGACATACCGTGCTGCTGTCCGTACTGCGTGTAATACACGTCAGACAGAGATTGGTAATGCGGCTGATGTACCAGCTCTGAAGGAGCTTCTATTCGGTCAACCTACCGTTATTAAAACTAAAGAACAACAAATGACTGATGTCGATGGCAAAGGTGTTGTTGACTCTGATGGTAACGCTGTCATGGAAACAGTAATTGATTTTGACAGCGATGGCAAAATCCAAAACATCGCTAACCCTGCCATTGCTACGGCATGGCCTACACCTATTTAATTATGATTACCCTTATCCGTCCCGTTCTGTTCTCTTTTATCCAATCTCCAAAGGTCAAACGATTGATTATTGACCTGCTGCGGAAGTTGGCTACTACAACAGATAATACAGTTGACGATCAAGCTGTCGATTTTATCGAGCGTGGTCTTTTTAGCGCTAAGTAATGGAGTGGGTAGAGCCACCTAAACTGCCCTCTCTATTGCTCCCTAACGCGCCTAATTTACCTATACCTATACTAGAGGTGCCAAGAGCAGATGTGCCGTCTTACAGGCCGCTTGTGGTACCTCCTAACACGCTTAGGCCACCACCAGGGATAGAGGGTATTAACTCTGATCCTGCTCCTGAAGCAGAGACCAAGACTCCTACTAATAAACCTTTTACTCCTCCTATTATTCCACCTGAAGCTCAGATCATACAAGTCCCATTTACGGACATTGAAGTCCCGATGCCGACTACTACGATCATGACTACTGCAGCTACTACAGCATTTATCTCTGTAGGTGCCACCCTTGCTGCTACATCACTATTTAAATATTTAGTGATGATTATGAAACCCATATTTAAGCAAGCATGGAACAAGATGACAAAAAAGGCGGGATCATCAAGTTCATCGTCCTAGTCTGGTCAGCCGGACTCCTAACTGCAAGTTATGCAGGATGGATGGAAAAGATGGACCCTACATATGTCGCTTCTATTCTTAGCGGAACTTTAGCAACCTTTTCTATTTCAAGAGAAAAAAACAAATGAAGAAACTACTTCTACTTTTTTTTATTGCGGCTCCAGTATCTGCTCAAGTTACACCTAACTTTACTCAAGGCTCAATGCAATCGACTACCACCACCACGATTGATATTGAAAGGACAATTGAAACAGAAACCCTTGGTGGTGCTTATTCATCATGGTCTGGAACAAACGTAGTCCCGAGCGGGGACATCGCAGATACCGCTACAACATATTCAGTCCACACTGCTGGAGATCAATTTCAACTAGAGATTGTAACGAGAGCAGCAGGAAAGATCGAGGACAGTCTAATAACAGAAACGATCGAACAAAATACTGTTACTACATCCTTATCGGTCTTCTCTCAATAGCACCTGTCTACGCAGGAGAAGATCCAACAGTTAAAAATACATCATCGCCTGTAGCGGCAGCAACGGGCAATGTGACAAATAGTGCCGTGCAATTCCAGAACAATGGAGCACCATCTCGTCAATACTTCGCAAGTAATAATAGTTGCAATGGAACAACCATGCAATTCTCGCCCTTTTATATGGGCAACGATACTATTCCTTTCGATAACGAAGGGTATGTACGAAGCAATAACTACGGCGTACAACTGAACTTTTCTGTGCCACTAGATGGTGGCATGATCGAAACTTGTAAAGGTATAGCCAGAAAACACGAAGAAAAGATGCGTCTTGACTACGAATTAGTTAGAGCACTTAAATGTACAGAAATTATGAAAGACGGGTTTACTTTTAGACCTGGCAGTCGTGTCGAAATGATATGCCACGACATCGTACCAATTGTATCTCTTGAATAATGGAAGCAATAGTCGCTGCTGTCATTGCAATAGTCGCTGGCGGCGCAACTCTGAATAACAGACTACACAACCGAATAAACAATGTACATGACCGAATTAGTGGTCTTGACAGACGTATCGATGCCATTGAGTTAGGTGTAGCTCAAGACTATGTTTCTAAGGCTGATCTTTCCACTATGGTTAAACGTATGGAAGATCATATGGTCCGCATTGAAAATAAACTAGACCAAATAGTTTTACGTAATAATGTCTAAGAAAAAAGCAACAGAAGACCAATTTAATGAGCTGCACAATTTAGTAACCTCTGAGTTTCTTAAGCGTATCAAGAGTGGTGAAGCTACTGCTCATGAACTAAAAGCAGCTTGTGATTGGTTATATAAGAATGACATTAGTGGTATTGCTGTCGAAGGTAATCCACTAGAGAAGCTAGCAGCTGTCATGCCAAAGATTGACCCAGAACTTATTCAAACGAGGTTATATGGGGCTAGGTAAAACAGCAAAGTTCTATCGATCTAATCCGGCTAGTGCCCAAAAGCACTCGGATACAAATAACTCAGGTAAGGGAGGGAAGTTTGCCCATACCAAAGAGTACAAAAGAAAACATGCACAAGCGAGAAAAAGGTTAAAACCTGGTCCTGGTAATGATGCGTCTACTGGTCCAAACGGCAAGATGACTATCAAAAATTCCGGTGACAACAGAGCCGCCAACGGCCAAGGTAATAACCCTCGTTACGCATGACCCCATTACTTCCAACTCCTGATCACTACCTATACAACTTAATAGCCATGACGTCCTCTGAAGCAAAGCGCCTTTGGAGGCGCAGCATCAAAGAATATTTCGATTGCACATGTGTCTATTGCGGAGCTACTTATGACATTAACCAACTCACACTTGATCACGTCCAGCCGCGCTGTCATGGCGGCGGGGACATTAGGAACACAGTTGCAGCCTGTCTTAGCTGCAATCAGGAAAAAGGAAGTCTTAACTGGCGGGAATATATAGCCCGCTACAACAACCCATTACGGGAACACATTATTCATTCTTATATATCTAAATAATTATGGCATCAACAGTTAAACCAGGTACTAGACATCCGTCTAAGCCTGGATTGGTTATGGGTACGAAAGGCCGTTATGTAGCCAAAAGTACTTACGCTAAACAAGTTAAAGCAGGTAATCAGCCTCCGGCTAAGACTACACCCAAAGTTACAGAAACTAAGACTGCACCTACCAAACCTGCAACTACATCTACCCCAAAAGTTGGAGCAACAAAACGACTTCAAGGTCGGATTGTCAAGTGGAATGGAAAACGTTGGACAGCAGCAGGAACAGGGCCAAGACAACCCACACCTACTCCTCGCAAGGCTGATGCAACACCAAAGAAATTTACCTCTGAAAGTAAGTTTACTGCACCTAAGATTACTAAAACAACTCCTAAAACAACTCCAAACTCTGGTTCTAATTTAGGAAGTAATCTAAGACGTGCTGCTCGTACTACCGGTTCAGCTGTTAAGAACGTTGCTGGTAGTTTAACTGCCCAAAAAGCTGTTGCTGATTCACTAAAACCTGTTACTGATGCAGCCGCTAAGAATATTGTTCGCGGTGCAATGAAAGTTACTGGTCAGGACACTACCAATTTTGACAAAGCAGGTCGCGGCAAACCTGTTGTTAAGAGTGTAAACGGGGTTGATTTCAACGTTAATACTGAAGCCGGTCGCCGTGGTTATCAAAAAGCAATTGCTGCTAGAAACCAACAAGCACAAGGTAGTCGGTCTGGTCGTGGGGCTGGTAGAGCTGGTTTTGAGGTAAAGAAATCATCCAACTCTACATCTTCGTCTAGTAATTCCAAACCTAAATATCCAACCGAAGCTGTCACAAAGACAATTAAAAAAAGTCGTGACTACCAAGCAGAAGCCAAGGCTAATGCTGCTGCTTCTAAGCCTAAGAGAAAGCCTTCTATTAAAGAAGCTGCTTACGCAAAAGATGCTCGAAACAAAGAATATGACCGTCTACGGAATGCTGGAAAGACAAAAGAAGCTGAAGCCCTTGGAAGAAAAATTGCTGGCATGAAGCCAAAAGAAGCAAAGGAAAATCAAAAACGTACTGGTGGTAGCCGTATCGCCAATATCACTTTGCCTAAGAAAAAGCAATCAGCAGCTAATAAAGCTGGTTACCCAGGAAACAAAAACTACTAATAACTAACCTGTCCAGTTTCGAATAAGTAAATACATCGCCCCCGAAAGGGGGCTTTTTTAATGCCCAATCATTTAGATCATTTCAAAGGTCCTCTTAAAGAACTACTTCATAACTCTGATCAAGCAGCTAAGAAAGCAAAACCTAAACCTCGTGTACTTAATAAAGCTGAATTTTCTGGTACTAAAGGTAGAGCTGACGCTGACGTAGCTGTCCGCACTGATCAAGATCAAGGTCTACCTAAACCACAATTTCGTAATGAACAAGGTGATCTCTTTTACCACCAGTCAAATGGTAAGACCCAAAATCAATTTATTAACCGTGACAAGAAAAACCAGCGAACACTAGACCGTTCTAAACGTGGTCAGATTCAAACTAAAGAGGAGGTTAAAGGTACTTTTCTTAAGGGTAGAGAGCAAAGAGTAGACACTCATGCTCATCATGTTGCACCTGTTAAAGCACTTGGCTTCCTTTTTGATGGCCTCAAGCCAGACGAAGCACGTCGTATGATTGATCACTTTGAAAAGCGTGGTATCTACGTAGGTAATGATCCACGTAACCGTGCTGACCTAGATAGTACACAACATATCTCTGTTCACGATGACTACGTAAAGAAAGGGATCCTTAAATACAATCATGCTTCATTGGCTGGCATGTCATTGAAAGATCGCATTAAGTTTGCCAATGTCATGATTCAAGAAATTAAAGAAGCTAAGAAGTCTGTAGAGGAAGTTATGTACAGCGGATCATTCTTACACGAAGGATACGAAGAATCATTCAACTTCTAAGGCCTCTATATGCCCCTACAAGGCCCCTATTTACCCTGTTAAGTATATTGCCATATGTCTAATGTTTTAGAAGCCTTACAGGCTGATTTTAAGCTGTTCTTACAAGCACTGTGGGAACAACTTGATCTACCCTCACCCACCAGAGCACAATATGCAATCGCAGATTACTTACAGCACGGCCCCAAACGTCTACAAATACAAGCATTCCGTGGAGTCGGAAAGTCTTGGATTACCGGTGCTTTTGTTCTTTGGACTTTGTTTAACGATGCTGAAAAGAAGATCATGATTATCTCGGCTTCTAAAGAACGTGCCGACAACATGTCTATCTTTCTACAGAAGCTGATCATTGAAACACCCTGGCTTAAGCACCTACAACCTAAAGGTGATGATTCTCGTTGGTCTCGTATCTCCTTTGACGTTAATTGTGCACCTCACCAGGCTCCTTCCGTCAAATCCGTTGGTATCACTGGACAGTTGACCGGTAGTCGTGCGGATCTAATGATCCTCGACGATATAGAAGTTCCTGGTAATAGCCTCACAGAACTAATGAGAGAGAAACTCCTTCAATTATGTACTGAAGCCGAGTCAATCCTTACACCTAAGTCTGATTCAAGGATTATGTACCTTGGTACTCCCCAGACTACTTTCACCGTATACAGAAAATTAGCTGAACGTTCTTATCGTCCTTTCGTTTGGCCGTCTCGTATACCTAGATCCATTGCTAACTACGAGGGTCTATTAGCTCCTCAATTACAAGCTGACATTGATAACGGTGCTAAAGCTTGGTCAGTAACAGATCCTGACCGCTTCACAGAAGAGGATCTAATAGAACGTGAAGCCTCAATGGGTCGTAGCAACTACATGTTGCAGTTCCAACTAGATACAACCCTTAGTGATGCAGAAAAGTTTCCGCTTAAATGTGCTGACCTTATCGTTACTAGTGTTAACCCTGTTAACGCTCCTGACTCAATCATCTGGTGCTCAGACCCAAAAAACGTTATCAAAGAACTCCCTACTGTTGGGTTACCTGGAGACTATTTCTACTCTCCAATGCAGTTACAAGGAGACTGGAATCCTTACACAGAAACAATCTGCTCGATTGATCCGTCGGGCCGTGGAACAGATGAAACGAGCGCAGCTTATATCTCCCAAAGAAACGGTTTCTTGTACTTGCATGAAATGCGAGCTTACAGAGATGGATATAGTGATTCAACACTCTTGGACATACTAAGAGGTTGTAAAAAATACAACGTAACTAAACTTGTAATTGAAACTAACTTCGGTGATGGCATCGTATCTGAACTATTTAAGAAACACTTACAACAAACTAAACAAGCAATTGATATCGAAGAGGTACGAGCCAACGTACGTAAAGAAGACCGAATCATTGATAGCCTTGAACCTGTTCTTAACCAACACAGGCTTGTTGTAGACCGTAAAGTTATTGAATGGGACTTTGCTTCTAATCCAAATGAAGCACCTGAACTAAGACTCCTCTACATGCTCTTCTACCAAATGTCTAGAATGTGTAGAGAAAAAGGTGCAGTTAAACACGATGACCGTCTTGATTGCTTAGCGCAAGGTGTTAAATACTTCACAGATGCTCTAGCTATTTCAGCTTACGAATCAGTCAAACTTCGTAAACAAGAAGACTACAAAGATCTTATGGATGAATGGTTAGATAACCCAGAAGCAGCAGCTTCTCATATGTGCTTTGGTATGTCCCTTGAACAAAGAAAAAATGCCCGTTTACTCGCTGGTAAAAAGTCAGTACCTACCTGGGTTTCTTGAGGTACGTCATGTATACGGGGGAGGGAAGGGTGGACCCGACCCCTACCTGGGGGCTCTGACTACAATCAGTCCCCCTTACTTATTAATTCTGACAACTACAAACTGTCTTGTCCTTATTAATACTTAAGTACCGTAGTTAATTAATGGATTAATTCCTTTCGTTAACTAAGACTTTATTCCGTTTAACCTGTATATCACTGTTTAATGCAACCCATCCAATTTGAACATAACACTACTTCCTGTTCCTTTACGTATACACGTACAAGAGAAGGGCCTAATTACTTCGTTAGTCACTACAAAGGTTCAACCCGTGGTCACATTGATCCTAAAGAATGTTGGCGTACCCTAGGTGTAGCTAAGTTTACTGATATCGGTAAAGAACTAAAAGAATGGTGTCTTGATTGTCATGATAAATATGTTACATCTAAACTTGAACCGGTTAAAGATACTTCC